TAATAAGGATTAGAGTTTAGCCATAATTAAACTCAAAATTAAAAAATAAAAAATAGCAGTTAAAAACTTTTTTGCAACTTTTTTCAATAATGCTTAGGAAATACGAAATAAAGTTGTTATATTATTAATTAATTATTAACCATTAAAAAAAGAAAAGAAAAAATGGCAATTGACTTAAACGCGATTAAGGCTAAACTTAATCAATTACAAACGACCGGCACTCGCCGAAACAATTTATGGAGACCTGAACCAGGTAAACAAATTGTAAGAATTGTGCCTTATCAGCACGACAGAAGTAATCCTTTCAGAGAACTTTATTTTCATTATGATTTAGGTAAGAAAAATTATCTATCTCCAATTACAAACGGAAAAGCAGATCCAGTTGTTGAGTTTTGTGAAAAACTTAAAGCATCAGGTAATTCCGATGAATGGAAGTTAGGTAAGAAGATGGAACCTAAAATGAGAACATATGTTCCTATCCTTGTAAGAGGTGCAGAATCAGAAGGTGTTAAATTTTGGGGTTTTGGTAAACAAGTATATACTGAATTATTAGGTATTATTTCAGATCCAGATTATGGTGATATTTCAGACCCAATGGGAGGTAGAGATATCTTAGTTGAATTTACTCCAGCAGAAGCAGGAGCATTTCCAAAAACTACTATTAGAGTAAAGCCAAATGTTACTCCAATGACAGAGGATAAAAATGTTGCTGAACAAGCAGCAAATAATCAATCTAACTTAGATGATATTTTTAAAGAGCCATCATATGATGATCTTAAAGGAGCATTAGAAGAATGGTTGAATCCTGATAGTGATACTGGTACATCAACAGATGCAAGACCTGCAGCAACAGAAGCACCAAAGAAAGAAGCGGCACCAGCCGGCGTCAATAAAGTAGATGATGTATCTGCAGCATTTGACGAGTTATTTAACGAATAAAAAAAAGTTACATTTATGGCAAAATCAAAAACAAAGAGTGAACTAGCGGACTCCTTAGCAGTTGAATTAGCAGATAGTCTTAATAAGAAGTTCAAGAATACAGGATACCAGACGGCATTCTTCTTGGATGGAGATACTACGGCTCCAAGTGAAGTCAAAGGTTGGGTTGAAAGTGGTTCATCTATGCTTGATCTTGCAATTTCAAATCGTAAGGAAGGTGGCTTTCCTGTCGGTAGAATTACTGAAATTACAGGTTTAGAGGCATCAGGAAAATCATTATTAGCAGCACATGCACTTGCAAGTTGTCAACAACAAGGAGGGCTGGCTGTTTATATAGATACCGAAAATGCAATAAGTAGAGAGTTTTTAGAGGCAATTGGACTTGATCTGAATAAGATGTTATATGTTCCACTCGAAACAATTGAAGACATTTTCGAAGCTATCGAAAGTATAGTTGTAAAGATTCGTGAATCAAATAAAGATAGATTGGTAACAATCGTAGTAGATTCTGTAATGGGAGCTTCTACAAAAATTGAAATGGCTAAAGAATTTGATAAGGATGGTTATGCGACAAGTAAAGCCATTATATTATCAAAAGGTATGCGAAAGCTTACCAATATGATTGGCCGTAACAAAATTTGTTTAATATTCACAAATCAATTACGAACTAGACTAGGAGTAGCATTTGGAGACCCTTATACTACATCAGGTGGTAAAGCAATTCCATTTCACGCTTCGGTAAGGTTACGACTCAAATCAGTTGGTCAAATCAAAGTTAAAAAGGACGGTGTCGATCAGGCTATCGGAATTAAAACTAGATGCCAAGTGGTTAAAAACAGAATGGGTCCACCATTGAAAACTATTGATTATGATATCTATTTTGAATCAGGAATTGATAACTACGGTGGTTGGCTTAATGTTATGAAGCAATTTAAGTTAGTAGGAACAGCAGGTGCATGGTATACATTTACTAGAGAAGATGGTACAGATGTTAAATTCTTATCAAAAGATTTTGAAAAGAAGTTAGATGAGATCGACGGATTGAAAGATGAAATCTATGCACAAATATGTGAAGCCTATATTCTTAAATATAAACCGGGCGAGGACATTGGAATTGATGATGTTCAAATAGATGAAGAATTTGTTAGCGAAGAGGGCTAATGAAAGGACGTTTTTTTGACATACTACAAGAAGTAGAAAGGGAAAGAGAGCAAGGTAAAGGATCAAGTAAGGACAGCCATCTTTTAGTGATCGACGGTCTGAATACATTCATTAGAGTGTTTTCAGCCGTGCCGGCTCTTAATGACGACGGACAACATATAGGCGGCGTAACAGGTTTTTTAAGATCTGTTGCCGCCGTTATCCGTAAGATAAAGCCAACAAGATGTGTAATTGTATTTGATGGTAAGGGTGGATCTAAACGAAGAAAAGAACTATTTCCGGAATACAAAGCAAATCGGGCTAATAAGACAGCATTTAATAGGTATCAAGAATTTGCTTCATTAGAAGATGAATCTGCTTCGATGAAAAAACAATTTGGTCGAATGGTACAATATCTAAATTGCTTACCTGTTACTACATTATCTATTGACAATGTAGAAGCAGATGATATAATGGCATATATTGCAAATGAAGTATATACTAAAGATGAAAATAGAGTTACAATTTGTTCAACAGATAGAGACTTCCTTCAGTTAGTAAATAATAGAATTTCAGTATGGAGCCCCATAAAAAAGAAGATGTACACTCCAAGTGTGATGCAAGAAGAATTTGGGTTTAGCTCAAAGAACTACTTGGTGTATCGTTCTTTTATCGGTGATAAGTCCGATAATATACCAGGACTTAAAGGAGTAGGACCTAAGAGCCTAATTAAACATTTTCCTATGTTTACTGACAATAGAGAAGTGACAATACAAGAACTAGTTGAACATGCGACAAATGTAGAAAAGAAATATAAAGTGCATGAACTAGTTTCAAAGAATGAAGAATTATTAGACCTTAATTATAGACTTATGCAGTTAAAGGAAGTTGATATACATGGAGGTGCTAAAATGATAACATTAGATAAGATGCAAGGTGATATAGACAAACTTAATACTTACGAGTTTAAGAAAATGTTTATGGCCGATAAAATGTATACAGTTATCAAAGATTTAGATTCTTGGTTAAATTCATCATTCAATTCACTGAATGCATTTGCTTCGTTGGGTAAAGATTAGGTTATTTGAAAATAAATTATTATAATTAATGCATGACAGATAGATTAAGTAGTTACGGATACGCATTTCAGATTAAAGTTATAACAAGTTTGTTAGTAGATAAATCATTTCTACAACAAATTTCAGATATCCTTAGTCCGAAGTACTTTGAATCAGATGCAAATGAATGGATTGTATCTACAATATTAGAATACCAGAAAGAATATAATGCCTCGCCTACATTAGAAGTAATGAAAGTGAAACTAGAAAAGGTTGAGCATGATGTATTGAAAGACCAAGTTGTTGCACATCTTAAAGATGCTTGGAAATATACAGACTCTACGGATTTAGAATATATAAAGGACCAGGCAATGGACTTTTGTAAGAATCAAGAAATTAAAAAAGCAATTCTAGGATCAGTTGAATTGCTAAAACATGGTCAATATGATGAGATAAAGGCAACAGTTGATAATGCACTTAAGGCCGGCGCAGATAAAAATATTGGTCATGATTACATGATTGATATAGATGAACGATATACTGAGGCTGTTCGGTTTGTGCAAGAAACTCCATGGGAAGTTATTAATGAACTAACAGATGGTGGACTAGGTAAGGGTGAATTAGGAGTAATGGTAGCACCGGCAGGTATTGGTAAGTCATGGGCATTGATGAATGTAGGAGCTCATTTGATTAAGAAAGGAAAGACAGTTGTACATTATACATTAGAGCTTAATGAGGCTTATGTTGGTCTAAGATATGATTCAGTTATAACAGGTATTGCAAATCAAAATTTAAAACATTATCAAGAAGATATTAAAGAACAGTTATCTAAATTGAAAGGAGAACTGATCATTAAACATTATCCTACAAAATCAGTATCGGTAATGGGTATTAGAGCTCATGTTGAAAAATGTATTATGCAAGACAAAAAGCCAGATGTTATTATAGTTGATTATGCAGATTTGTTAAGAGGCCATGGCCAAGAAAAGAGACATGAACTTGAAGGTATATATGAAGACCTTCGTGGTATGGCAGGCGAATATGAAATACCAGTTTGGACAGCATCTCAAGCAAATAGATCGGCATTAGAAGAAGATGTTATTGATGCTAGTAAAGTTTCAGAGTCATATGGTAAAGTAATGGTTGCTGATTTTATATTATCATTATCTAGAAAGGTACAAGATAAGTTAGCAGGAACAGGTAGATGGCATGTTATTAAAAATAGGTTTGGTCCAGATGGTATTACATTACCAAGTAAGATGAATACTTCAAATGGACAATTTAATATTTATACAGATACGTCAGTAGGCGGAAGAGATACTCAAAAGCAGATGGATAATGGTAATGATATGGCTAGACAGATGTTAGCTAGAAAATATCAAGAAACACAATCTGAAGGCTTTGAGTAAAAAGTTAAGAAAAAGTTACGTAAATGAACCTTGCATATGCACTCAGTGTATATTTATATAGGAAATTAGTTGATTTACGTAGCCATTAGAGCTACATTTTTACATTAAAAATAAATAAAAGAAAAGGAAGACATGGACATCTCAACACAAATATTATCAGATATTACAGTATACATGAAGTATGCAAAATATATTCCAGAACTAGAAAGAAGAGAGACCTGGGAAGAGTTAGTTACAAGAAATAAGGCAATGCATCAAAAGACCTTTCCAACACTTAAGAAGGAAATTGATTCTGCATATAAATTTGTATATGGCAAAAAAGTATTGCCATCAATGAGAAGTATGCAATTCGCCGGCAAGCCAATTGATATAAGTCCGAATAGAATATATAATTGTGCATATCTTCCGATAGATGATTGGAGAGCTTTTTCAGAAACAATGTTTTTACTTTTAGGTGGAACAGGTGTAGGATATTCAGTACAGAAACATCATGTAGATGAGTTACCAGAAATAAGAAAACCTAATTATAATAGAACAAGAAGATTCTTAATTGCAGATTCAATTGAAGGTTGGGCAGATGCAGTTAAAGCTCTTATGAAAAATTATTTTCAAGGAGGTTCTCATCTAAAATTTGATTATTCTGATATTAGACCAAAAGGCGCTAGACTTGTAACATCCGGTGGTAAGGCACCAGGACCACAGCCATTAAAAGAATGTTTGGTTAAAGTTGAGGGACTATTGAAAGGAAAACAAGATGGAGAAAAATTATCTACATTAGAGACTCATGATATTGTGTGTCATATTGCAGATGCAGTATTAGCAGGCGGTATTAGAAGAGCCGCTCTAATCAGTTTATTTTCAGCACATGATGAAGAAATGATTTCATGTAAATCTGGTAATTGGTGGGAATTGAATCCTCAAAGAGGAAGAGCTAATAATTCTGCAGTATTAATGAGACATAAAATAACCAAAGAGTTTTTTATGGGGTTATGGAAAAGAGTTGAATTATCGGGTGCAGGAGAGCCTGGCATATACCTATCTAATGATAAAGATTGGGGAACTAATCCATGTTGTGAAATTGCATTAAGACCATTCCAATTTTGTAACTTATGTGAGGTTAATGTTTCAAATATTGAGTCACAAGAAGACTTTGAAGAAAGAGTAAAGGCGGCAGCATTTATAGGAACATTACAAGCAGGATATACAGAATTTCATTATTTAAGACCAATTTGGCAGAGAACAACTGAAAAGGATGCATTAATTGGAGTTTCAATGACAGGTATAGGTTCTGGTACGGTATTAGGATATGATATGAAATCAGCAGCTAAGATAGTTAAAGAAGAAAATGTACGAGTAGCTGCAATATTAGGTATTAATAAATCTGCAAGAACAACAACAGTTAAGCCTGCAGGAACAACTTCATTAACATTAGGAACATCATCTGGTATTCATGCATGGCATAATGATTACTATGTTAGAAGAATTAGAGTTGGTAAAAATGAATCAATGTTCAAATACTTGTCTGAACACCATCCATCATTAATTGAAGATGAATACTTTAGACCACATGACACAGCTGTGATTAGCATACCACAAAAAGCACCCGAAGGAGCTATCATGAGAACAGAATCACCTTTCCAGTTATTAGAAAGAGTTAAAAAGGTAGCTACTGAATGGATTAAACCAGGCCATAGATCCGGAAACAATACTCATAATGTTTCTGCAACAATTTCATTAAGAGATCATGAATGGGATGCAGCCGGTGAATGGATGTGGGACAATAAAGAATATTATAACGGCCTTTCTGTGTTACCTTATGATGGCGGAACTTATACACAAGCTCCATTTGAAGATATTGATGAGGCTACATATGAAAAGATGATGGGAGCATTATCAAATGTAGATTTATCAGAAATTATAGAAACAGATGATGAGACAGATTTAAAAGGTGAATTAGCATGTGCAGGAGGAAGTTGTGAAATCACATAATGATTGGATATATCAGCTTTGGGTAGAACATGTCAATCAATCATCCAAATTTTATTGGGAAAATGGTTACAAGGTCATGACGAAAAAATATCATTTAGAAAGAGGATATTGTTGTAACTCAGGATGTAGACATTGTCCTTATAAAAAGCATTGAAAAGATTTGCCTAATTGAAATATTTTTCTTATCTTTATATATAAATAAAAAGTAGAAGATATGACAAAGAACGAGTTAATTAATGTAATTGTAAGTTTAAAGACGGATTTAAAATGGCTAAAGAAAAATTTACAATTCAGAATGGATGGAAATGATATTGAAGACGTATTATCAAGGTATCAAGATGATGACAGCAAATATGCATGTCAATCAGGTGCATTTCAGGCAATGGCAAGCATGGATAATGATACCTTTAAAAGGTCGATCGAATCCATAGAGAAAATGGAAAAACAATTAGAGATATGAAAAAAAGTTATTCCGGTCCATATTATGTTGTAGATAAAAAAAGTAAAGAGATCTTCACTTATAAAAAAGATGTTGGTAAGCATTATAACATATATGGCACATATAAACAAATGCAAGAAAAGTTATCAAAGAAAGGACTTATTTTAACTAGAGAAGTAGAATAATTGGAAAAAAGTTCCAAAAAGATTTGCCTAATTGAAATATTTTTCTTATCTTTATATAGAAGATAAAAAGGTAAGGGGTCAAGCCATAAGATGACCTAAAAATTAAAAATTAAAAAATGAATAAAAATTTCGAAAACCTCCATTTAATGTCCTTCAAAGAGTTACAAGAACTAAAAGGTCAAATTGAAACAATGATGTCTATGAAACAACCTTCAATGAGAGTTGGTCAAAAAGTTAAAATTGATCATGCTAAATTTTCTGGAGTTGTTGGTGTAATTAAAAAAATAAATAGACAAAAGTGTAAAGTTGAATTAAATGGTACTACTTTTAATGTTCCTAAATCAATGATACTTATATAATGAAAGATTCATGGATTATATTCGATTTGGATGGCACATTAGCCGACATCGAAAACAGAAGAAAGTTAGCAGTTAAAGCTAACGGTAAGATGGATTGGGATATATTCTTTTCATCTAGATTAGTTGAAACAGATGAACCAAAAGAATCTGTAATAGAAATGGCTCGTGTATTATCAAATGCCGGCCATAAGATAGCAATATTATCAGGTAGAAGTAAAGCAACCAAACAAGTAACAATGGATTGGCTAGATAAACATGAAGTTCCATTCAATGTTTTAAAATTACGTCCAACCAGTCATCCATGGAAATTTATGCCAGATGATAAGTTAAAACAAGGTTGGTTAGATGATCTTTGGCCTGATGATAAAAAAGATAATATTGTATGTGTCTTTGATGATAGAGATAAAGTGGTTCAAATGTGGCGAGAAAATGGCCTAAATTGCTTCCAAGTAGCTGAAGGCGCATTTTAAAAAATAAAAAATATGGAATTATATAAAGTACCTAGAAATAGTAGAATTAAAGTAATAGTTGAAGATAAAGTACCACCAGGTGCACCTCAAATCACAGAAGGTGAAGAGTTAAACTTCAGAAGTATAGATGGAATGTATAGTTACTGTACCAGAGATAATGGTGAAGTAGTACATCTGGCAGCTTGGACCGAAGTGGAAATAATAAAGTAAAAATAAAGGCACAAATATTTGTGCGTTTGCAAAAAATTAGTTATATTTATAATAAATTAAAAAATAGTTATATGAAAAATTTTAAGTTTAAGTTAGTCGATCTAACATTTGATATGAAGAAATTAGCTTCATATGATCAAGAATATTTAAGAACAATGGTATTCGAGGCCGTTGGTCAAAAGTCAGTAAAAAATTCAGGTAAACCTTTTTCAGAAGCATATAAATATCCAGATAACTTTACATTATTTAATGATGAAGTTGAGATGTTAAATTATATGTCAGACTTTACAGGTAAGTATGATAATACCGCATCTCATTTATTGCATGGTAAAAAGTATTATTTTGCATGGACATATTCTGCATAAATCATTAGGATATATGAAAAATATTTCTTATATTAATTTAAAATAAGATAGGTTATGAGTTATAGAAGTACAAAAGTTTTTGATGGATTTAGTACAGTATTTCGTCAATGGAAAGCCGAAGGTACCCATTGTAGATTTCTGCATGGTTATGGTATATCATTCAAAGTAACATTTGAAGGAGAGCTAGATAATAGAAATTGGGTATGGGATTTTGGCGGAATGAAAAGAGCTAAAACTCTTATCGACGGTATGCAGCCTAAAGCATGGATGGACTATATGTTTGATCATACTTTAATTGCTGCTAAAGACGATCCAATGTTAAATTATTTTCGTAATTTAGATGAACATGGAGTTATCCAGTTAAGAATAATAAAGGCAACCGGAGCAGAAAAGTTTGCAGAATTTATATTTAACAAACTAAATAATTTTGTAAAAGATGAAACTAATGATCGTGTAAGAATAACTCAAGTAGAGTTTATGGAACATGGTAAAAATGCAGCAATATATCATGAATAAGAGAATAGAAGATTACAATAAAGTATTACCTGTATTAGAAGTATACAGATGTGTACAGTCAGAAGGAAGTAGATTTGGAATGCCTACTATTGCAGTTAGGACTACAGGATGTACTCATAGATGTTATTTTGGAGAAGGTGGATGGTGTGATAGTTGGTATACAAGTATACATCCAGAAAAAGGTACTTTTACTTTCAATGATATTATTAAGATATATGATAAGAATCCTCAAATAACAGAAATGATGTTAACAGGAGGTAGTCCTACCATGCATCCTGCATTAGTAAATGAATTAACTCATTTTGCAAATGAAAGAGGAATATTGATTACAATTGAAACAGAAGGAAGTAAATATGTCGAAACAGATTATCCGTTGGGTTTATTATCCATTAGTCCGAAATTTAGTAATAGTGTTCCTGTATTGGGCGCTGTTACGCCAGCTGGTAAAGTGGTAGATGAAAGAATGATTAAGACTCATAACAGATTTAGATTAAATACAGATTCAATCAAACAGATGATAGAGTTTCATGACGATTATCATTATAAGCCAGTATGGGATGGGACAGATAAGAATCTAAAAGAAATTGAAGATTACAGAGTTGAATTAGGTATTCCTAAAAATAAAACATATGTTATGCCGGCCGGAGATACAAGAGATACTTTGATTGAAATGTATCCTAAGGTATTTCAAATGGTAGCAGAACATGGTTATAATATGTCAGGTAGAGATCATATCATAGCATTTAATACAGAACGTGGAGTATAAAGAAGCAATAAAAATATTAGATACAATCCAAGAGAATGTAGAAGTTTGTTGTGCAATAACAATGGACCCCGATGATGTATTAGTACTAATTGACAAGTTACGTTTAATAATAAAAAATGGAGAAAAAAATGAAAATGAAACCAATGGGTGATCAGCTTTTATTAAAAGCACAAGAAACTCAAACAAAAACTAAGTCAGGTATTATCTTGACAGCGACAAATGATGTATATGGATATGCAGATGTGATTGATGCAGGTCCAGGTTTATTTACACAAACAGGTGATAGAATACCAATGACCGTTAAAAAAGGTGATGTTGTTTTAGCTCCGGTAAGTAAGTTAAGTGGTAAGAATGGTAATCAAATTAAATTGGAAGAAGAGGCATATGTGTTAGTCCGAGAGTCGGAAATAGCAATGGTGTCAGTAAGTGATTCGTAATAATAAAACTGAAGAATTATGAAAGATATAAATATAGAACTAGTAAAGGCAGGTTATGCCAACGGAGCAGCTGAAGGCCGTCCTTTGTCAGCAGAGGAAAAATTAGCAATGATAGCAGATGCAGAAAAAGCATTTGGTCAATTTTTAGATGCATTAAAGGTTGATTGGAAGAATGATCCTAATTCAGATAAAACACCATATAGAGTAGCAAAGGCATATGTGAATGATTTGTGGGCAGGTAGATATGAAGCTCCGCCCGCAATAACAACATTTCCTAGTGATGGATATGATGGTATAGTATTTGAGGGTGGTATTCCATTAACAAGTATGTGTTCTCATCATCATCAAACTATTATGGGTGTAGTGCATGTTGCATATATTCCAGGTAAAGATAGTCATGTAATTGGATTGTCTAAATTAAATAGATTGGTAGAACATTTTGGTAGAAGAGGTGCAATACAAGAACAATTAACTGTTGCCATTCATCATGCAGTAGATGCTATTATTGAAGATAATAATGGTGTAGCAGTTATGATTGATGCAACTCATAATTGTGTACAATGTAGAGGAGTTAAGCATGGTGGTGCAAGTATGAAGACAAGTAAATTGACCGGCGCATTTAAAAAAGATCCTGCTACTAGAAATGAGTATTATGAATTCATTAGAGGATATAATTAATGGAAATACTTATACCAGAATATAAAATAGAAAGAAGAGTCAGAGCAATGGCTCATAAAATTTCTGAGGAACATAAAGAATCGGGAAATGATCTTCCACCGGTAATGATATGTGTACTAAATGGAGGATATGCATTTTTTGCGGATCTCATGAAGGATATGGGTATAGATGTACAAATGGATTTTATTCGACCAAAGTCATATGAAGGACAAGATAATTCCGGAGGAGTTAAATTTACAAAAGAATTAGAAATTCATTGTAAAGGTAAACGTGTTTATATTATAGATGATATAATTGATACAGGTCAGACGATGTTAGAAATATTGTTTAGAGTTAATGATATGTTGCCGGCCGAAGTAAAAGTTGTTACATTATTAAAACGAAAAGAAGATAGTCCTCCAGTAGATCATTTTTGTTTTGAGATTGACAAAGAATGGGTAGTAGGATATGGATTAGATGATAATTCATTGAAAAGAAATTATAGAAATATTTACAAAATAAATTAATATGAATCAGCCAGATGCAAAAAAACATCAGATAATTAGTTTTATCAAATCAGGAATTAGAATATTAGGATATGCTTTATTACCATTTAATTTGGTAGTGTCAGTTATTTTTCTTATATTAAGTGAAATAGTAGGAATTATAGAAGAGCTAGTTTAATGTATCAAGCAGTAGCATATCATAGACGTACTAACAAAGTACATATTTGGGATGATAAGAAAGGTCATGTAATTGTAAATTATAAACCTTATGCTTATCGAAAAGCATCATATGGCGATAAAGTTGCATTAGATGGTGAACGAGTTATGAGAATAGATAATCCAGACTCAGAAGAAAGAGGGTTATATGAAAATGACTTGAATCCAGAAATGCGCACTTTAATTGATATGTATACAGATTCAGATGAAGCATCTGTAGGACATAGGCCTTTATTTATTGATATTGAAGTAGATATTGCATCTGGATTTCCAACTCCGGAAGAAGCTCAAAATGAAGTAACATCTATTGCAATTTTTGATGAGGCAGGCGATCAAAGATGTGTATGGATTTTGGATAAAGACCAAGTAGTAGAAAATTTATCTAAGCCAGGATATGAAGTTATTTCATGTAGAGATGAACATACATTGTTAAGTAAATTCTTATTCAAATATTATGAGATTCAGCCTACTTTGATAACTGGATGGAATATTGACTTTTTTGATATACCATATCTTTATAATAGGATGGTACAAATCTTAGGAGAAAAGCAAGCAAGAACATTATCTCCGATTAATGATGTTATATGGTTAAAACATAGAAACAGATACAGGATATCAGGAGTTTCGTGTTTGGATTATATGGCATTGTATAAAAACTTTACATATTCACAAGAGTCTAGTTATTCATTAGAAGCTATATCTCAAAAAGAGTTAGGTAAAGGTAAAATGAAATATGAAGGAACATTAGATGACCTCATGAAAAGTGATATTCAAGGTTATATTGATTATAACATGAATGATGTTGATTTGGTATGGGAGATAGATCAAAAGATGAAACTAATGGATTTGGCAAGAAGTATATGTCATAAAGGCCATGTTCCTTATGAGGACTTTTTATTTCCAACAAGATATTTAGATGGTGCGGCGTTAACATATATGAAACGAATGAATATTGTTTCGCCGAGCAGACCACCCCGATCGGGCGAAGAGCTCAACTTATTAGGAGCATATGTTAAGGCACCGAATGCCGGCCGTTATAAATGGGTATATGACCTTGACTTAACATCGCTGTATCCTAGTATTATTATGACACTTAACATATCTCCAGAAACTAAAGTTACAAAATTAGAAAACTTTGATAGTAAAGGATATATTAAGAATACAGGACAACATTATTCCGATCAATGGAATGGATGGGAAACTAGTCATGACTTACGAGAATATTTAGAATCTAACAAATATTCTATAGCAGCTAATGGAGTTGTATATGATACGCAGATTAAAGGATTTCTTCCGAGTATTTTAGATAATTGGTTTGCGGAACGTGTAGAGTATAAAAATTTAAGAAAAAAATATGAAAAAGAAGGGAATGATGCCAAAGCAGAATATTATGATAGGATGCAATTGGTAACTAAAATTCTTTTAAATTCATTCTATGGAGTATTAGGTAATCCTAGTTTTAGATTTTTTGATCCAGATAATGCAACAGCTATTACAAGTACAGGTCAACAGTTAATTAAGTTTACAGCTGATGTAGGAAACAATTTTTATGCAAAAGAATTAGGTAAAAAAGAAGATTATAATATTTACATAGATACAGATTCAGTATTCTTTTCTTCATTGCCATTAATTGAAAAACGATATCCAGATTATGATATAACAGATGAGAAGTGGATGTCTGATAAAACAATTGAAATTGCAGATGAGGTACAAGACTTTATGAATAGGTCATATGATATATATGGCAAACGATTTCATAATGTAGATATTCATAGATTTGATATAAAGCAAGAGAATGTTGCAAAAGCCGGCCTATGGATTGCAAAGAAACGATATGCCCAATGGATTATTAATGTCGAAGGCCATACTGTATCAAAATTGGATGTAAAAGGCCTTGATGTTGTAAGGTCATCATTTCCGCCTTCATTTAGAAGATTTATGGCCGAAGTATTAGAAGACATGTTAAATGATATTGATAAGGTAACATTAGATGGTAAGATTTTAGCTTTCAAAGAACATATGAAAACATTAGGACTAATGGATGTAATGTTTCCTATCGGCGTAAAAAATGTTAAGAAATATACAAGGAAAGGAGATTCTCCATTTTCAATAAGAATGAAAGGAACGCCTGTACATGTTAAGTCGGCATTAAATTACAATGATATGTTAAAACATCATAAAATAAAAACCATTAGAGGTATTATTAATGGCGAAAAGATTAAATGGACATATCTTAAACCAAATTCAATGAATTTAGATACCATGGCATTGAAAGGGTTTGAAGATCCTGCACCAATTGAAAAGTTTGTGCAAGATAATATAGATTATGAAAAGATATTCAAATCAGCATTCTCAAATAAGTTAAATGATTTTTATGCTGCAATGAAATGGGGTTCAATTCCAGAAAATAATAACTTAGGAAAGTTTTTCCAATTTTAATTAGGATAGGTGAAAAAGATTTCTTATATTATAATATAATAAAAAGATATGATAGGATTTAGAAAGTACTGGTACGGTAAAGAATGTGAAGGTAGATTGACAGATGTAGAGACCTTATTTTTAGCAGATATAAATGTTAAAGGTCTTAATATGGACAAAGCTCCCCATATATACTTTTGCTCCGGAGCAGTAGAACAATTAATAACAGATGCTACAGATTCTAAATTGAATTGGGATTGGATGAATAAGTTTATTGATAGAACAGGTACAACAATTAGTTTAGAATGTACGCCTGGTATGTTGAAAAATATTCCACCTATGATTAGAATTAGGACTCATATTATGTATATGTTAGAAGAAGAAGAAGTAGGATTATTAAAACAAAATGATAGTATAAAGGTTATACATGCTCCTTATAGTTTATATTGTGCAAGTATACAAAATATGCAGAAAGTTACACCGGACGATTACAAATACGATATATATGAATAATATTTGGATAGTAGATTTAGAAGCAGTTGAAACAAGATATACTGGTCAATGGAAACAACATTTTCCGGAATTGATGCGAGTAATGGCGTTTGGAGAATATAATGTAGAAGTTATAGAAGGACCTACGGATATTCCTGAAGCAACTACTCCTGGTGCATTTTTAAACTTTGGTGGTACTAATATTTACAAAAGTGCTCAAATGGTTAAGATAGGTAGATTGTTTTGTGATAACAAGGTTAAGCCGGGAGACCATTTTATTTATACAGATGCATGGAATCCAAGTATTATACAATTAAAGTATATGAGCCAACTATTACAGATTCCTATCAAAATACATGGCCTATGGCATGCTGGTAATTATGATCCTAATGATTTCTTAGGTAGATTGATTAATGATCAATGGGTTAAGACATTTGAAAAATCATTAGCTGAAGCAATAGATTATAATTGGTTTGCGTCAGATGATCATCTATCAATGTTTAGACGAAACTTTGGATATGGTGATGTTAAATGTTTTAGAACAGGATGGCCAATGGAATATCTGAATAAAATGTTTACCCCTAAAAAGAAAGAAGATATCATATTATTTCCTCATAGGATTGCACCTGAGAAACAACCAGAGATATTTAAAGATTTAGCAAAGGAGTTACCAGAATATAAA